TTCTTCTTTATATTTCTAAGGTTTGAAAGACCCGCGGAATATTAGAATGCATAGCCAAGGTAAAGGCTATGCGAGGAAACTTTATGAATTACCTTTCTGGTAATCCTATAAAGATTCCTGGAGTGAAACTCCGTAAGTCCGGTATCCCTGTTCCCTTTGGTGTTCTTGCTATTAAGTTAGAACAAGGAAAGGTTCCAATCTTTGGATTGCAACTTATCCTTACTGTCCTAACTATGACAAGAGCACTTAAAACAAAGGCTCAACCCGATTTGTCAACAATCTCGAATCTCCCTGACAGGGACACTAAAGATTTTATAGCATTTCGGGCTGTAGCTTTTTGAAAGGCTTTAGGATATCGCCATTCAGGTTGTATTCCTAGACCGCTAAAATGATCTTCTTTTCATTTTACCACCAAGACTGGCCCCTCAGGGGGTCATGCCTTAAACTCCTGATATACTGACTTTAATAACTTGCCTGACAAGCTTGTTAAAAATCTCAGTATATTAGGAGGGGAAAAATTCAAGAATTTCATTGAAGCAGTATCCAATAATAGAGAATTATTTTCCTCTCTTGTGTTTAGAAAAGAACTTAAACACCCATCTACCTTTAGAAGATTATCTTCTTTTGCAGATAAAGAGGGTAAAACTCGTGTTATTGGTATCCTTGATTATATGAGCCAATCTGTGTTGAAGCCTCTTCACCTTTATTTATTTAAAGTGTTGAAGAAGATCCCTCAAGATTGTACTCATGATCAAGGTAGTTTTGTACAGAAAATCCAAGATTGAGATATTTTCTATAGCGTTGATTTATCAGCTGCTACAGATCGTTTCCCAATCAAGGTTATATCTTCTGTACTTCTAGGACACTTACCTTATTCTTATGTTACAGCTTGAGAGGACACAATGGTGAATTACCCTTTTAAGGTTTCTGACACTGAAGAGATTTCTTACAGAGTTGGGAATCCTATGGGGGCTTATTCATCTTGAGCATCCTTCGCTGTTGCCCATCACTATTTAATGTTTCATCTTTGCCAAGAAATTGGTTTAGATTGACATACATCTAAGTATTGTATACTTGGAGATGATATAGTTATTGGAGACATAAGATTAGGTGAAGCTTATCTAAACTTAATCAAAAGATTAGGTGTCGATATTTCAATGGCAAAGACTCATATTTCTAAAACTTTAAGTGAATTCGCTAAGCGAGTCCACTTTAAAGGTGAGGAGATATCGCCTTTTCCAGTTCGAGGACTACAATCTTGTAAAGATAGTTATTGATCAATAACAGCTTTATTTTGTGAGCAGTCTTATCGAAATTGAAAATTTGATAACCTGTCCAAGAGTGTTGGAAGGTACTTCAAAATCTTTAAATCTCGTCCCTCAGCTTATGCTAAGAAGATGAGTTTTAAAGCTTTTGAAGTAGAGCAAATCATAAAATATTTCTGAAAGAAAGTCTCGGCTTTTGATGCGATAACATCAATTTTAAGGCAAGACATTCATGAAGAAATATTATGCTGAGAACCTGAGCAACTTCACCCTTTATGGGAGAAGTTAATTAGGAAGTCAGCCTATGATTTGCTCCAGAAATCAGTCCCTTGAAGAAAAGTATCTTCTTTGGGTTTAGGTGATATGGCCACAATGTTATTGTGTCATATAACTGATCCTGATTCTGGTTTCCTTCCTGTTTTAGATGAGGCCCTTAAGATTCCTCCTCTTAGAGCTTATGGTGAAATCGAAGAGAGATTTGTTCGTATGAACAAACTTCTTCTTGATTTCTCCTTGCCCTTTGAGGATTGAGACCCTGTTTTAAAGAGTATGCAGTTACCTTTAGATGATTCTATTTTTATAGATCGTCAGGTGACTTCAGATACTTTATCTCAAGGTTTAATCTTAAGGTCCCTCAAAGCTAACCTGAAGAAGTATACTGAGTTAGTAGTTATAAGTGAACAGCAAAAAGCTTTACTTATGACTACTACATGGGGAAGAATGGGATAAAACCCAACTTCCCTAGGTATACGACCTCGGTAGAGTACGCAG